AGCCATCCAGGCGTATCGTAGCATTATTAGTAGCTTTAGTAAATGCTAATAAAGCCCCTGTTGGAAAGGTAACAGCACGGGTGGTAGAAGTAGGGATAGTGCCATCTGCATTATAAATATTCAACCCTAGTGTGGAAGGATCAACCCGTACTACATTCCCACTGTTATCAAAACCTGCTATACCAGTAGCACTTGCAAAACTACGCCCTGATCCATACCCATGAAACTGCAAACTCTTATCCTGACCACGAATCGTTAAAATGTCTGTAAAAGCATGGTCAGTAAAACTAATCCCACCATATGGGGTATCTCCAGATACGCTATCAACATATACCACCATACCCATGCTCCGAGTGTACCCAGTGTTGGTATAAGCATCAAATGCCCAATCTGCAATACCTGCTCCGGCACTAACCACAGTAGGTGTTGTAAGATTTCCAAACGCACGAGCAAAGGCCATTTGCGATACTCCACTACCACTATTTGCAGCTATAAACTGTTGGTCGAAGCCATCCAGGCGTATCGTAGCATTATTAGTAGCTTTAGTAAATGCTAATAAAGCCCCTGTTGGAAAGGTAACAGCACGGGTGGTAGAAGTAGGGATAGTGCCATCTGCATTATAAATATTCAACCCGGTTCCCCAGCTCAGCGTACTGCCATCCGTCGCCAGGAACTTGCCACTATTGCCGGTTTGCGAAGGAATCGCGTTTTGTTTATTATTAAAAGTGGTCCAATCCGTAGAGGATAAGAAACCAGCTTGCGAGCCGCTCGCCTGCTGTATAGAAAACACACCAGTGCCATTATTATACGACAATGGCGTGGTAGCCGATAGATCAACCAGATCAATAAAAGCAGCAGGATTGGTAGCATTATACGGCGTATAACCCAACGCCCCTGTGATGTCACTCAATGCCACTGGCTCGGCACTTGTCACCAAACCCTTGGCATTTACGCCAAACTTCAAAAAGATATTGGAAGCAAATACATTGCTATTCACCGTAGCTAACGAAAGCGCGCCCACGTTATCAATCGTCGCATCGCCACTTAAAATCATGGGCGTCGCCACATTACTTGCATTCCCAACTAATATTTTAGCTGATGGCAAAGACAACGACCCACTTACCGACGCAATCTGCGCGTACAAATCGCCAATGATGGTATCCAAATCAGTAACACCAGTCGTCGGTATTCCTTCCTCCTTGTGCCAAAAACTATCCCACGTGTCCCAAAACTGCGTTTGTGTCGGGATGTCATTGGTTTCAAACCACGACTTTATGGTGCTGAGCGGTCGTACTGCCATTATGCGATTCTTTGGATGTATGCAACTACTAAGAATGGTGGACGGTTTTCGTGTGCCTCACTCGCCGCAAGGGTGTAAGGGTAATTAGCTGGTTGGCTTTCAACATCTGGCTCTGTGCCACTTCCATTGCTGTTCACGCCTTGCGTCGTAACGTTTTCGCCCGGCAAACTTCTACGGATCAACCCATAGCCAATTAGGGAGGTAGGCGACGCTGGCAATTCCGGGACCATTAGCACGTGTTCTTTTTCACCGCCATCGTTGCCAATTGTTGTATAAATAAAATCCCACACGTCCCCGCCAGGGTCCGCCGTTCGATTATCATAACCCACTACAAACAACCCCCGCATATCCTCCGTACCATTCGCGCCATTGGCAATAGCCCAGCCTTTCCAAGCCCATTTACCAAGTCCAGTACCATCAAAATTAGAAAGGACCGATGTTGAATTACTCATCACTACCTCACCGGCTGACACTTGCGCCCGGCGCTGCACTTTGCCGTACTCCTGCGAGCTGTATGGATCGAATGTAATATAACTTCCACTTACCGGCTCGGTGGTAGTGTACGTACCATCCTCTTTGAGATACACCGGGTAAACCCCGACATACTGCAAAGTGGACACAAAAGTACTACCCACCAATGCAAAACCCGCCGCTATCGTCACCTGCCCGGCACCAGGCGTATCATTCAATACGCCAAAACCAGAAATTAACACCCCTTCCTCCGCAGTTGGATTCACAATGGATTTCAAGCGCTCTTGTAAAAACGAAAGCGATTGCACCCGCACCAGGGTAGAAAAAGCGACCGCGCCAGTCCCAGTGCCAAAAACCGCGCGTTTGGTAGTATAACGCGGCACGGACGCACCATTTTGGTTATTCTTATTCACTACCGTCTCTACAATAATAAAGGTACTTTGCACCGCCCCGCCCTGAAAAAATACCACATCACCGCCGTACAATATCCAGCCATTAGATGCCACGCCGCCCGAAACAACCAAGCCGGTGAGAATAATATTATCCTCGCCCGCCAGTTTGCCCAGGGCTTTGATCGCCGACTGATAGTCGGTTTGCATAAAGCCTAGTGTTGAATCAGACTCCAGCGGAAAACCATTAGGTTGGGTAAAAAAATCGCTATAATTCATGGTATCCAAACAATTACGTATGTTTTACCGGCGAGCTTGTTCCGGTTTAAAAATGCTCGTGTCTCCGCTTCCTGTCCTCGCAAAGAGGCAGGAATATGCACTTCAAAATCTATCTGATAGCCGCCAATGAAAATTGGTAAGTAAAGCGGCATATTCTCACTTTCGAGAAACATATAAGTGATGCCGAATTCTGCGCCGTCCAGTATCAAAATACGACGGTCCGAAATGTCAAACTTATCATTCAATCGCCCGCGTAACACCCGCACCTGCGGCGAGGTCATCAAATCCTCCTCTACAAAATCTACAAAAAAAATAAAGAAATTGTACACGTAAATAGCTGGCGACAACAAAGCCCGAAGCCACGCCAAGTGGACTGGCTGCGCCGTCAGGTTGTACACCCGCTCGCGGACAAACCGTGTCCAGGAGGTGAAATAATTCATCATGCTAGGTTCTTTTCAATAAAGTTCAACGTCAGATCACCCGCATCGTAAAAGCGCAAAAAGCCACTGTATGGCTGATACACCACATCCACCCCAGACAAACTTGGATTATCATACCGGGCTGCTGACACGGAGCGAATCATTGGCACAAATACACCATCCACCCCTTGTAAAGCATCCCGCATCTTCTCTACCACAAACAAGCCATTGAAAGTTAAGCCTTCGCGCAAAAACAGCCGCGCCGCTTCGCCCACCGGGTCATCATTCGTACCATCTATTCGTTCACCATCGGCGTTGAGGATCAATGGATCGTAATACACATCTATCGTTAATTTCAACTTATCGGCGTTGAAACTCAGTAATTCCAATCTTACACCCGCATCTTTGATCTCTTGCAAGTAAGCAAGTAGCGAATTATATTCCGCAGTTTCCAATGGTTCCAATTCATCCGCTACTTCTTTTGCTGCCTTTACGGTCACCTTGCCATCCGCTTCCGTAACAGAAGCCTGTGCAACGATCTGCTGATCGGCAATTTCATCCGGCGTTAAGGCGCTATTATTGTAATAATCCTCATCCTCCACTAAGTCAGACCCATACTGAAACGCCAGTGTTTTAGCCTGATACCAGCGGAGGCGGTGCGGCTTTAAAGTCGCCAAGGCTTCATTCACTTCTGCCTTGTGTATATCAAAATAAGTTTCCAATAGCCAAATCGCGGAGGCAACCACATACGTCCACAACCGCCAAATAGCGAAGGCACTGGGGCTGTTAATCTGCGCCAGCGTCGAGTCTGCTTGTACCGACAAAATGATCTGCGCCTGAATTTGTGCGATTGTTCTTGCCATTATAAACCTACTTTGAAATCAAATACTACTGCCATATAACCAATACCACCTGGTGCCACATCGCCCTCCGTATCCGTTGCCGGTTCATATCCACCGGTCAGGAAGTAATTCACTACCTCTATATTTGCTACGGATGGCAATTGCAATACCGTCCCAGCCAAAAGGCTCGCGCCCACACTTATACCGTTGAACTGTGCCAGGCTTATCACCCCTTCCGGGCTACCTAAATACTGTATGGCAATATCAATAAGCCGCTGCCCGGATTTTGCCACCGCCACGTTTGCCGATGTGGTACGAATCGTGTAACGATGGATCGGTAAGGTGATCGAAACACTTTCCGTAGTGAATTGCGACGCTGGCACATAACCAGCTATGCTATACACCCTTACCACTCGCTTGTCAATCACATCAGGAAGGTCTAACACCATTCCCGCCGTCAGCACATCCGTCACACCCAAACCATTTAGTTGCGCCAAAAGCACCGAAGCCTCCGCGCTCCCACAGTATTGGATAGCTATATCCAATAGCGTTTGTCCAGGTTGTACCGTTACTTTATTCATATACTGCGTCCGTCATAATATTTGCACCGTCCAGCGCCGGACGGGATTTTACACCCAATACTTTCATGCCATCCGCTTCAAATTCGCGTTTGATGGCTGCATTCAAATCGCCTGGGCGCTCATCCAACAACCAGCTTCTTACGCCCACCCCACGCGTTGGGAATTCCCTATTTTCGCCTTTCTCCGCATATACAATTAATACCTGGTGTTGCCGGGTGCTTTCACCCAACACGAAGTCGCCGTCTTCTACCAAAAGGTCAAAATTCGAGTTTAGCAGGATGTCTATCGGCATACATTAAACCTACTTTAACAAGTTATTAATCCGGGTTTCCAATAAACTGAAACTTGCAAAATTCAACGGCGTAGTCGAGGGACTGCCCGGCGCTGCACAAGTAACTGTTATCAATTTTATCGCCGTCAATAAGTCGCTTAGCACATCTTTTAAGTTTTCCCCACCGCGTTCAATACCGATTCCATTTGTATCAATGGCTACTGTACCACTTGAATGCGTAATACTCACCCCTTGCTCATCCGCATCGATCTGGGTAGTACCGATTTTCACCGCTACCTTTTCCACTTCGGTGGTTGCTATCACCGCCCACTCCGCTCCTGATCCGCCCAGATTCGCAATCAACACCCAACTATCCACAGCCGGGTAAATCGTCACACCATCCTCCAGTTCATCCACCGCCGCGCGGATCCGCACGTCAAATATTTCATTATCGTCCACATCCAACACGTCCACCGTTGCATCACTTTCATTCAATGCAGTTACCTGCGCCGGTATGACCATTGTCATCCGGTTATAATTAGTCAGGTTGCGCAGACTTTGCACAATTTCATTAGCTACATCCACGAACGATAGCGATTAAAACAATGATAAAAACCACCCAAATTGGTGCAGTTACAAAGAAAAACAAACCCCAATAACTACCCATTTTTTTATTTTTCATGCTTGAAATATTTACAAATCATTGAACCGCCGCACGTACCGCACAGTCTTTTGTTTCCAATAATTTACGCAGCATTGCAGCCACTTCCTGCGCTTGCGTACCGGCGAGTTTTGTAGTCAATCGTTACTGCCAATTCACAAAAGGGTTTGCTAACGCTAACCGCCTGGAGCGATTCTGGCAAATACTCGTATGTGAAAAAACGGAGAATGGGAAAATTTTGCCCACTACACCACAGGTTGTAAGCCTGCTTAAATTTTGCCTCGCCGCCTTTTACCGTCCATTGCTTTTTGTCGGCATCGTAGCCAAACTCATCTGGATATGGTTCCTCCCACATATTCTTACAATTTTAAACCCAATTCTACTTTTCTTCTTGCACCGCCCGTACTAATCGTCGTCACCACTTTATCAATCAAATACTTGCCGTCACGCTCATCGAATTGCGTGTCATCCACATTCGCTACGTTACCCGGTGCGGCATTGGGCAAAAGGAAGGTATTTAACCCGCCTTTGTACCCCGAAAACTTGTATTTCAAAATCTCTTGCTTTGCCACTTTTTCCAGGTCTGCGCCATTAGGTAGATCGTAGAAATAAAGCGTCCTTTGCTCGCCATCCGCATCACCCACCGTTTTCTCTACCTTGGTGTTATTCTTACGGATGTGGATGGCTTTCACTTTCAATCGCACATCTTCGGCAGCCATCCACTCTAGGTTGTTGTCAATCACATTGTACCCAAACCGATACTTTACTTCCACGCCATCATTATCCGCAGCCAAACCCACAAATAACTCATCAATCGCCCGGAAGTACATCGTTAACCCGTATTCCTCTTTGATCTTTTGCAGCGCGTTCGCCGCAGTGGTATTTGTAAAGTAAAATTTTGAAAAGTTAATAACCGGCGTTTCGCCCACCACTTTAATAAAGGTCCCTTGCAAAATATAATCCAGCAAAGCTTTGAGCGTCGTATCCTTAAAGCTCTTTTTCAGATTGCGCCGCCGCAGCAGAAAAATAGCGTCGTCACATTCAATTTCCACCGGCGTTCCGGGTTTCACTCTTGCTACATACCCCTGAAATTCTAACCGCAGCTTACCATTGTAACCTGCGTATATCGCAACCGCATCGCCCCGGTCAAATTTCTTAGCTGTTTCCACTTCGCTGACAAACTCGCCTTGTCGTTCGAGCCGAGCCGTAGCAGGTATTTTTATGAGTGCTGTTGCACCCAACGTTTTCAAACTACGCTCTATCTGTACCTCGTTCACGCGCCGAAAAGTCACGTCATTCATTATTATTTCAAGCTGCGGTACATACATATCAATCCAATTCTAAAATAAAATCTTCATCACTCACACAACTAAATTCATACGCTTGCGCGTGTTGAATGCCGGTCATCTCTGGAAAAGTGGCTTGCTTTATCACCAGCCGATAAATGCCAAATAGATTAGTCAAAGCACTTTGTATTTCGAGCGCTTCATTACGTAAAAACAGATCATGTAATGCCTTTACCTGATCCTCTGGGTAAACCAGTTTCGATTCGTAATTAATGGCAATACCTCGAATGGTGATTTCATAATCTTCCACTGCAATTAATTCCTTAACGGTCCCGCGCCGGGTACTGCCCACCAGGGCAGTCTCCAGTATATTTTTTTTAGCGATTATAATAATCGAAGGCTCATTTGGCAGCAGCACCCCACCCAGTCGGATCGGCATAAAAAACGGTGCGCCGGTAATCGGGTTATTAGCACTTAAGCTATTCCGCATATTCACAAACTCCGTCCCTTCGTCATCACTGGAAGCTGGCAAGTCTTCAAATGGCTGCTCCTCCCGGATGCCGGGCGTATCCGCTTTTGACGAATCGAAAGGTTTGCCCCGCCCGATCCCAAACGTGTTCTGAAAAATACCCGTTATTGAAAAATTTACCTTCGCCATAAGCCCCCTTTACCCCCGAAAGGGAAATTATTGTACCTGATTTGCACTATTTAGAACTTGCAAAAATTCCCGTTGAACAATATCTCTTATCTTCTGAATACCAAGTTCAGCCGTTTGACTTTGAATAACCAAATCCTCAAAAAACTTCCCACTGAAATTGATAACTACATTCTTAGTTTGCTTACCGCCGCCCGTGATGGAATCAATGCCAGCTTTTATCTTGTCGTTTGATCCACTACCTCCACCGCCTCCACCTGGCACATTAGCAAATGCGCCACTCACTGGGTCTCCGCCCGGATTCTTTGCATCAAACTTTCCTACGCCTCTGTTCCAACCTTCTGTGTAAGCCTTGCCCCGTTCTTTTCCGGCAGCCGTCCACTCTGCTAAGCCTTGCGCTGCCAAAACCGTATTACCTGAGAGCATTTTAACAACAGCAGAAGCTCGATCCCCAACCGCTCCAAGCCAGCGGAATGTCCCTTCTAACCCACCCCTAAAATTACGGTTATGATTGAACGCATACATAAAAGCATTGCCAAGCAAGAATAAACCAGTCACAATAATACCTATTGGATTTGCAGCTATTACTAAATTTAAGAGTGTCATAGCCGCCGTAAACCCACCCGTAAAAAATCCAGCGATCTTAGTCATTGCAACCGCTCTACCAAGATTCCCCGCAAAAAGAAGCTGCGCCAATGCCGCGGCGCGTGTGGCAATAGTGGAAGCCCCTATCCAGAAAGTCCAGGTTTTATATACCAGCCAAGCAGAGCCGACTGTAACCGCCAGTTCTTTCATCAGCCCCATGTGTTGACCAATCCATTTTACACCAGGTATCAAATATTTTTTCAAGAAAGTTATTACAGTAGGCAATAACTGTTGACCGAATGTTACATTCAAATCGTATAAGGAATTCTTAAAGCGGTTTATGTTTGCCATGGCGCTCTGCGTAGCTTCTGGTACTGCGCTGCCATACGTGCGGTGCATTTCAGCCGCAAGCCGAGGGAGAAATTTGTCTGCATAAATATTGCCTAAACTCATCTGTCTATCCAACTCCATTGTGGTCATACCCATTGCTCGCGCCGCCATCTGGAACGCACCTGGCAACCGTTCACTAAGTTGCCCACGCAATTCCTCTGCTGTTACTTTTCCCTTGCTCGCCATTTGCCCCATTGCCACAATCGCACCATTGAATTCCTCCTGGGAAAGCCGCATTACACTGGAGCCTTCTGCTAAACTATAAAAAATATCATTAACCTTATTTTCATAGGTAGTCCCTTTCAACGATGCCGATAGCGACTTATACCCTTTGGTAGCCGCCACAAAATCCAAACCCAAACCCTCCGTTGTATTGCGCAAAAACTGCAATGACTTAGCGCCATTCTCTGCGCTACCTGTCGCAAAAGCAATACTTTTTTCAATACCTTCGCTTGACGCAGCCGCATTAATGCCATTCAAGGCAAGCGCAGCAATACCCAGTTTAGTAATGAGACCGCCCACACTCGTTGACATCCCGCTAAATGCTTGTGTACCTTTATTCCCAGCCGTAGCAAGGCTATTACCAAAGCGATTCACATCTGAATTCAGTGTTTCAATTCGTTTATCAATCCGCTCCAGCACCTCCAGCGTTTTGCTGACGTTGCCTGCGCGTACCGCGTCGAATCTTATACTATAAGTGAATCCAGGCATTACTTAGCTTCTTTTTTACGGATGTCTTGTAGTTGAGCGTAGCACATTGCCCAGGTATCGTCTTCCAGCTTTTCCGGTTCGTTTATATGCAGATAGTAGCGTAAGAGCGTATTGATGTAGCTGATTGGATTGGCTTCAAAGGAGCCGGCGGCGCTTTCTAAATTTTTTTTACCTGCACGGTTTTTACCTCCAGTATTCGATCCACTTCTTGCACCAGGCTGATGAGATACCCGACGTTGGTCTTAATCTCCAAATCGCCACTTTCCCAGCAATTGCGCAAAAAACTTTCTACCATGCTGATGGGGTCCCGACGCGCTGCCAGCATTGCCTCGCTTGCCTGTTGCCGATTTGGGCGGCGAATCACACAATTTTTACCATTCTCAAATTGAAAGTGTATCTCATTAGCAAACTCTACTGCCTCCACGTTCACCCGCCCGGCTATTTCATTTGCTAGGTCGCTTATAGCGAGTAGATAGCCCACCCCTGTCTTTACTTCCTCATCACCAGCCAGCCAGCAGTTATTAAGTAGCACCTCGGCACTGGCAAGCGGATCCTTTGCGCCTTTGGCATACGCCAAACCTAGTACCCGGCGATCCGGTTGTTTTAGGTAACACTCCTTACCATCGCCAAAAGGAAGGTGCAACACCTCGCCATGCTCTTCCTTCCATTTCTCTATTTGCTTCTGCGAAACCATGATATATTATTTACTTATTAGAAAAAAGGCAGCTTTTTACACTGCCATCACAAATTATAATCCCATGAACAAAAAGCTATCGTATGACGGTTTTATACACCCTCTTGTAAGTCCAGCGCAATAAATTGCAAAGTTATCTCCATGAATTTATCCTCTTGCTCCAGCCCTTTTTCATATTCTGTGAACTCCACACCCTTAATAATGTCGGTCGTGGCAATGTTATCACCATAACTAACAATTAAGTCAAAACTAACATCAGTAATCTTATAAAGTGGATTAATAGCTTTTACAGCAGTATCCAATGCCACTAATTCACTTTGGAGCAGCATCAACTCACCCTCTATGGTTTCGTTCCCACTCTGGATCGCCAGCGCCTTTTTACCCCGTCCAAACACGGCTTCCTTATCCACGCTTACTTTGTAACTCACCCCGCGTACACCGACCAGGGTACGCCCTAACAGGTTGATCTTTACATCGCTCCAGGCGTATTGTTTACTACTGAATCCCATTACTTACACGTTTGCAGGGTTATTAAATCCAAGTTTCACTAAAATGAATCTTGCGTATCCAAGCGGCACAATCCGCAGCTCTACACAGATTTTTCCGGTACTCAGTACGTTTTGTGCCGGGTCCACCAAGGTACTCACACTACTAATTTCGCCGTTGGCAGTCATCGCAGTGTCAATGGTATTTGCAATAATCGCCTGGTAGTATTTTGCTTTATCCACTGCAATGCGTCCGGTAGTCGGGTCAATCTCCACTTCGTCAAGGATTTCATTGACAAACGTATCATAAGCCAGCGTGATGGCTTTATCAATCACCCGCCCACGTGCCAAGCTATTATAATCATCTGTTGATGTGGTCGATGTTGGATCATCTGTAAAGAAGTAACCCGCTTTACGCGGATAATTTCGGATGGTGATCCAGCCCTTATCGTGAATAGTTGTCACTGCGCCCGCTGCTACTTCCGGTGTTTGGCTACCAATGTAAGCCGCCGCAAGGGTAAGGCTTCCATCTTTCACTCGTCCAGGGTTGCGTTGTACCGGTATAGCTGCCAGCCTGCCCAAAAGCAAACCAACGGCTCCATTGCCGCCCGTCACCGTATCGCCAAGGAGTAAAGCCACCCGGTTATCATCCCGAAGTTTCAAGTTTGGCAATGAACCACTGGTGCCGGTATAAGCCCGCGCCTCCAATAGGATACGCACTGGTGCAAACTTGCCGGTATATTCGTTACCTAGCGCTTGTGCAAAATCAATGGCTGTAATTACATCTAAATCAACCTGATTGGCAGTAATATCAGGGGTGTAGCCGCCAGCCGGGCTTCTGGTCACACCCAGCACGCGGATGGTTCCGCCTGCTGCGTCGAGCAGTTTTACCGCATAATTGGCTTCTGCTTTATCCACCATATCCTCCATACTCACCGCCTGGCTTACTAGCATGATCCACAGTTTGGCACCGGTACCCGCTTCATCATAAAACTCTTTGATGTGCTTATACACCCGCACGGTGTTGGTGGTATCATACGCAGCCGTTACGAGCAGGGTCGTCGCATCTTCAAGCGAAGTGAGGAGGGTTGGTGTAAGTAATTGCAAGCCACTCGTAATGGCAGGACCTTGCAATAGCATCCCAACTACCGCGTCATCCGTTTGCGTCACTTGACCAAGTGCGCCGTTTTGTATCTCAATGGAAATGCCAGGAAGCGCCATAATTCTTACGTTTTAGAGGTAAGGGAACGTGGTTTAGAAAGCCACGCCCCTTTGCCGGTTTCGCCAAAACAAAAGTTCTTTACTTATCAGCGGGCTTAAGAGCATCCTTCGCATTTAGCAAGCCAATGCCTGCCAGAATGCCGGAAATAGTGCCAGCAAAATCAAAAATGGTATTTGGGTTGTCGTCAAAAAAAGCAACCAAACCTAAACCCAGTGCAGCCAGGATAGCGCCAAGTCCCCAAAGCGTAGTTTTGTAATTTTTCATTAAAATAGGGATATGAAAGGTTATAAAATAATGCCAATCAATTTACCTGCTGCGTGGATTGGTGGACGAATTTCGTACCGTCAAAAACATAGGTCGCAACCTTCGTCTTACTAACGACACCCGCCACTTCGGTGCCGGTCATACCGGTGCCAGGCGTAAAATCCCGAGCAGTCGCATCGCTCGATAATTTAAGAACTAACACACTGCCCACCCGCGTACCTGCACCAATGGTCAAGTTGAGCGTAGCGATGCCAGTCATTGCCAGTGTGTAAATATTCATGGTATTATTCACCTCGGCGGCGATGGTAGCGGCGAAAGCAAGCGTGACCGCCGTTGCTTTACCAAATGGAAATACTGGATCAGTGGTGTACATAATATTAATGATTGATGGCTCAATAGCCAAATATTACGAAATTGGTTTTTGCAGCAGGAAAGGAAGTTTATTCGATCTTACGACTCGCTTCCTCTTTTTTGCGTTTTTCCGCTTCCTCTGCTTCCTCTTTGGTTTGTGCTTCCGTAAGTAATTTTGCCTCAGCAACGGGATCACCTTTCGGTTTTTCCGCTTCAGCTTTTGCTTCGGCTACGAGTTTTTTGGAATCTTTAGCATACACTCCCTCGCGCTTCACTGTTACCATTCTTGCAACTTCCGACACCGCATAATTGTGCGCGTCGCCACGATTAAGAAAAGGCATATCGTTGACCACAAAGATGACTTCGGCATCCGGGTGACATTCAAATACTTTTTTGTAATCCATAACTCAGTGTTTAAACAATTCAAACAATAAGGACATTAATCCACTACTCAACAACCCAATCACCGCCGCCCATAATTTCATTTTGGTCTCCAGCACGTTCACTTTGAGCTTTAGCTCCAAATTATCTTTGTCGTAAGTAGTCAGACGCTGATAAAGCTGCATAACCTGATGGTTTATCAATATGAGCAGTTCCTTTTGGGTCAAACTGCTCATATCAACTTTGTCGTGTTCCGGTGTCATAAATCTGGATTAGTCGCTCAGAACAATCAACCCTACGCCTTTGTTATCACTGCGGCGGTTACGACCACCCATCCGCAACAGGAAAGAAATAATATCTCCGTAGAAAGTCGCCTGGTTGGGATTGTCGAACATTTTGACCGTACCCAATGCACGCGCTACTTGCCGTTTTTGCCAAAACAAGATCGCTTCGTCATCCGTCGTAGCACTGGCAGCTTCGGGCAGTTTCACCGTACCAGATGTACCACCATCGGTTTGGATCACCGACTCACTGCGCTCCAGCAGATTGAAACCATACAATTTTCCGATCACACCGGTGGGTAAATCCACTACATTTTGGAAAGCGTATTTCAGGTTATTATCAGAAATCAACTGATCCAGCGCGTTGGAAGTCAACAACATATAGCGGTCTTCGCGCGGTACGTTCTGGTTGGACAATAACGTGGCTGCTTTGCGAATATCGGCTTCCGTAATAATCTTACGCGTACCGGTAGCGCCCGGTGCAGTTGCCGCAGACGTAGCACCCGTAGAAAGGATTTTGTTGGCAGCAGGGATATTTTTAGCCCATTTGTAAATGAGGTCATCCCCTGCAAATTCCATCAAACCCGCATTATCCTCATCTATGACCGATTGCCGCTTGTCATAGCTCAGCTCCACTTTTTCTACATCCGTAATCAGGCGTGGCTCCGTGGTGTACTCGTCCAGCAAATAGACTATATCCGTATCCGCGCGTTTTACGATTGGTGCCGGAAGTACAGTACGGTTGCGCTGCACCTCAGCCGGTGTACCGGCTTGAGGGATGTGTACGACCGAGCCGCCCGTCACATATTCATCCTCATTTACTGCGTATTGCACGTGCGGATTGACTTTGAACAGCGTCTCCACAATTTGAGGAAGCCACATCTCTACATTTAGAGCCATTGTTTACAAAATTAAGTGTGTGACAAAATAAAAGCTTCGTTGGCGAATGGCTGGCTTACCTGTTATTATTACCGGACCGTTGGTCTGTAATCCTTGCCGTATTGCGACTTGTAGAGCTGATTGAATAATTCTACATTTTCAGCTTGAAGCCGCTCCAATTCTTGCGGGTTCTTTTGGGACAACTCTGCAAAGGTCATTCCCTGGTGTTTGATTTTATCGTTGCTACCTCCGGGCTGGTCGGCGGGGTTTACATAATCTGAGAGGCTAACCGTTACCTGCATCCCATCCAACACCTTTTTAGTATTGTCATGGTCCGCAGCAAATAATGCTACGAAAGCTGGCTTTTGTGCCTCGGTGATCTTCTTTGCTGTCACCGCTTGACTCAGCAGGGTTTCCACCTCGGTGGTTTTGCGCGTTTTTTCAACGTCTTCAAACTGTTTGATCTGCGCCGAAAGCGTTACCACTTTGCCAGCGTCGGTTTTCAGCTTGTTTACCGCTTCCGTAAGCGCGTTCAAATTTGCCTCGCAGCCAAGCAGCATGGCAAGGGTTTGCACTTCATTCATTTCCGACGTATTTGATTTATTTGATTGAGAAAGAGAAGTCAAGAGAGGAATCGGACACTCACCAATTGCGCTGAGGGATACTAAGTTATGATCTGCATCATAGAGCGCAACGGCGTTTTTATTACTGGGAATATCGGTGATGCTGATTTCGACTAACTTGCATCTGGTTAGCGTAGGACGCGTTTGTCCGGGTTTAATCATTTTTGGGTCTTCACTCATCTCTACCACATTCACACCCACCGAACACGCATTCAAAAAACCACCATCTACTTTGGCGGCAATTTTGGCGGCAAACTCATCATTTAAATCAAACTCTGGATCAGCCAGCCATTTGCCATTTTCTTTTCGCAAGTTGACCCATTTACCAATTGGTAAAATTTCATCCTTGTAGTAACCATTTGAGCGTTTATGATTGAATAGCATAATGGGATTTTTTAAAAAATCCGTTACATCCAATCCATCAGTCAGGATACGGGAACCGTAGCTATTCACACTCTCATCACTTACCAGGAAGGTTTTAGGCATTTCGCTTGCGCTATTTTTCTGCAAGTATAGGACGCTCCTTTCCTTTCTGCAATAGCTTGTGTTAGTCCTTTCATTTATTTGTTTACATATTACACTTATTTGTGTAAACTCTGTTGCTTCACTTCGCGCATTTCAACAAACAGTAAGATATTGCCACTCTATAGAGCTGTATTCTATCACCTAATTATGTACAAATGTGACGACTAAGAAAAAAGAGCTTGCGCAAAAGCTTTATGTAAGCAGCTATTTTGCTACCCAAAAAGAACTCGCCGAGTACCTCGAAACGAGCGAGCAGACCATTTCAAAATGGGTAAAGGCTGGAAAGTGGGAGGAGTTGAAAGAATCCTACTTAGCTACGGTGAACGAGGAAATTATTAATGTAAAGCGGCAGTTGCGAGCCTTACGCGAAAACATGGAAGCGGAGGGACGACCGCATTACAACAACTCCGAAATTGATATTTATTCCAAACTAACGGCATCCCTTCGGAGTCTAAAAACGCGCATTGGACTGGAGGATGTGATTGATGTCAGTATTGAAGTGTTGGACTGGCTACGCACCCACGATGTAAAGAAAGCGCAGGAAACCAGTGCCATTTTCAACGCCTATATCAAAGCCCACAGCTAAATGGGGAAAGCGAGTAAAAACGAAGCGCTCAAAAAATGGGAAGAGTTCCGCAAGAATCTCATCCGCGAAACGGCTTTGCCGGTGGAAACCGCCAAAGAAAAAGAGGATCGTATTGCGCGGCTCAAGCGACACCCAGAAGAGTGGTTCAAATTTTATTTTCCTAATTTCTATAAAGCCGATCCTGCACCTTTCCATATCGCTGCAACTAAACGCATTTTAAAAAATAGCGAATGGTACGAAGTGCGGGCTTGGAGCCGGGAACTTGCCAAGTCCACCCGGACGATGATGGAAGCCTTGTACTTGTTACTCAATGGCAAAAAGCGGTTTATGTTTCTGGCTTCTAACAGTTGGGACAATGCCGTTCGCTTAACCACGCCTTACAAAATCATTTTGGAGTCTAACCGGCGAATCATTAGCGACTATGGTGTACAGCAATCATTAGGAGACTGGAGCGATGGCGATTTTACAACCAAGTCCGGTTTCACCATTCGTAGTATCGGTGCTGGTCAATCACCCAGAGGTGCAAAAAATGAGGAGGTACGCCCGGATATTATTACGTTTGACGATTTTGATACCGATGAGGAGTGCATGAACCCGGATATTATTGATAAAAAATGGCGTTGGTGCAACGATGCTTTATTAGGCACCCGTTCTGTATCAGAACCGACGCTTGTACTGTGGTGTGGCAATATTATCGCGGAGGATTGCTGCGTAGCACGGGCAATGGAGTATGCAGATCGGGCGGACATTATCAATATCCGGGACAAGGAAGGTAAGGGAACGTGGTCTAAAAACACCGAGGAAGCAATTGATCGCGTACTTTCTCTGCTGCCTTATTCCACTCAACAAAAGGAGTATTACAACAACCCGGTTTCAAACGGCAAAGTATTTAAAGAAATGACCTGGGGTAAATGCCCGCCGCTCAGTCAACTTGAATTTGTCTGCGCGTATGCAGACCCTAGCACCTCCAACCGCGATAAACCCGCCGTGCGGAGCAAAACCCAAAACTCCTGCAAAGCGGTGGTACTAGTGGGTAAAAAAGCATTGAAATACTACGTCTATAGAGCGTTCGTGGACGTGGTAAACAACAGCACCTTTGTGGACTGGCTATATCAAACCGGCAAAGGCATTCCTACAAACGTGCAGCTCTACACCTACATTGAGAACAACTCTTTGCAGGACCCTTTTTACGAGCAGGTATTGCGCCCACTTATTTTTGAAAAAGGCAAAGAGCAAGGCAGTGTACTAAACATCAGCCCGGACGAACGCATCAAACCCGACAAGTTTTTCCGCATCGAAGGCAATTTAGAACCTAAGAACCGACTCGGCTTGCTCATTCTCAATATTGACGAGAAAGACAATCCGCACATGAAAAGATTAGAAGCCCAGTTTAAAAGCGTATCACCAAACAGCAAAACAATGGATGGTCCCGACGCAACCGAAGGCGCGGTCTGGATTATTGATAACAAACTCCGTGTCATGGCACCGATTAAAATCGGGCTGCCGCAGCGGAGCAAACACCGGTACTAATGGCATTCCTAAGTAAATCGGATTTATTACCCTACATCCTGGTGGATGAACTGGACGAAATTACACGCGGTGACGACACCCTGGTGCTATCCGCTATTATGAGCGCCGAAGCCGAAGCAAGAATGTATCTATACGATTCATTCGATGTAGATCAGGTTTTTGCCACATCAGGCAGCGGAAGGCATCAGTTGCTAGTCAATCTCGTCGCCGATATTGCCATATATCTGCTAGTAAGCAGGGTACAAGCCGGGCAGGACGTAGAGGACCGTAAAGCACGGTACGACCGGGCATTAAAATTTCTACGCGCAGCCGCCAAAACCGACGAATACGCCGACCTCCCACGCCGGGAAACAACAGTGCAAAAACATATTGGTTTTGGCTCCAACCCAAAGCGTTGCAATTACTATTAAAATACGTTTGGGAGAAAACCAAAAAGATTCAACGGAGACACGTTTAACGTCCTTCAATTTTTAAAATAAAGCAAAATGCGTACTATCGGGTCAGAAAATACCGCGCTTCGTGACAGGCTTAAAAATGGCTCTTTTTTGAGTTTTTTCAAATCAGAGAAAGTAAGCACCTTTTTACGGTCTGCAGCACGCATCTTTGCCACTCCAGCACCGGTAGAACTTGCTACCAAAACCAACTACCGTAGTCCACAACCCGATATGACCGGCAAACAAGTAATTGTCAACAACCTGACGGTACGCCCCATCAATCGCCAAAGCCAGGACATTCAAAAATGGCGCAACGCCATGATCGCAGCAGAAGCAGATAGTGACCAACGGGTTCTGCTCTACGATCTTTATGAGGACATCCTTTTAGATGGTCATCTCAGCGACGCGATTGAAAAACGAGTAGAAGCAATCACCAACCTCAATCTGACTTTTACAGTAGAAGGCAAGCAAGTGGACGATGTAGAGAAGCTAACCGAAAAGAGTTTCTTTGAGGAGTTTCTGCGCCAGGTATTGTATGCAAAAATCTGGGGACACTCCCTGATAGAATTACACTGGGGTGCGCCCGGCACCGATGTGGGTAAAACAAATATCATTCCCCGCAAACACGTAAAGCCACGACTAGGCATAGTCACAAAAGAGCAATGGGGTACCGATGGCATCAAATACCGCGAAGCACCATTCGATTACTTTACAATTGAGATCGGAAAAGACAACGATCTTGGTTTATTATTAAAGGCTGCCCAATACGTCATCTACAAGCGGGGCGACTTCGGCGACTGGGCGGAGTTTGCTGAACGCTTCGGTATGCCCTTCCGGTGGGCGACGTACAACAACGACCAAAGCCGCCTGATCTTAGAGCAAGCACTCGCCGAAGCTGGCAGCGCCGGATATGCCGTTGCGCCAGAAGATGCAAAACTTGAATATTTTAGCCCTGGCGCTCAAAGTGGTACGGACGTATTCAAAGAACTATGGATAGCTTGTAACCAAGAGATAAGCGTAACCATACTCGGCAATACCGAAACAACCACCAGCTCCACCAGTAGCGGATACGCCCAAAGCAAAACCCACCAGGAGACCCAAAACCAACGCCATAGATCAGATCGCAAATTCATCATCCGGCTTTGTAACGAATTACTCACGCCCTATCTGGAGCGGATTGGCTACGCAGTAAAAGGAGGCGAATGGAGTTTTGTAGATGAGGAAACGATCACCCTCAGCGAGCGCTTAAATATTGACCTCAAAGTATCGGAAAAAGTACCGATTGCGAACAAGTATTGGTATGAAAAGTACAAGATACCGATGCCAGAAGCGGGCGAGGAAGTAGGCGGCATAGAGGACGATGAAGACGACGACACGCCAGGCGAAGCCAAAAAGCCACAGACCGGTAAAAAAAAAACCTGAGTCGTAGCACCCGGCGCTTACTCGAAATACGCAAAATATATGGCTTACACGACGACGGTTGCAGGTGCGAAGGTTGTATCGGCGAAGAAATTACACTTGCTGACTTCTCTACCAAATTTACCCGGATCAGCACGGAGGTCATAGACGACTACGCCGATCAGGTGTATAAGCAAATCATTGACACGACGGACATTCACGAAAAGCTTTGGATCGAACACTTTACCCGTTTTCGTCAATTTGCGGAGGCTGGGTATGGCAAGCAATTTACAGAAGCAACGAGCTACGCCGAGTTTAGCAAGTTTCAACAAATGCAGCAAAACCTCAGTCATTTTGCAGCGCACAAACAGCAGGCGCTTACCGAAGAGCTACGCCGCATCATGGTGGACAAAGCCGGTAACAAGCTCCCTTTTGCCGATTATAAAAAGAATGCAGCCGATATTCTAAAACTGCATAACGTCACTTATTTACGTACCGAGTTGACTAGCGCTACGCAAGTAGCGCAAGCCGCAGAAGACTGGGCAGAGTTTGAAAAGCGGGCTTTTCTGTACCCCAATCTTCGTTATGATACGGCTGGCGATGCAAGAGTTCGCCCAAAGCACGTACTGCTCGACGGCGCGATCCATCCGGTGAATAATCTATTTTGGGATGTCAACTATCCACCCAATGGCTGGCGATGCCGGTGCAAGGTGATCCAAACCGATGCCGAAGCGAATGGCAAGATTGCCAACTTCCAGCCAGATAAAGGATTCCGGCAAAATGCGGGAAAAACCGGCAAGGTATTCGGCGACGACCATCCTTATTTTGATGTAGGTACGCTCGACGCGGAAAAAGTACAACGCCAGGCAAACAATTATTTAGAGCGCCTCGACCTTGCCAGCACTAAAAAACTAGCAATTGCCCGACACGCTAGTAATCAGTTTACACTACCTAGTTTACCGCAACCATTGCGATTAAGCCAGGCAATGATTGAAACGGTGATGCAAGGACCGCACGAAATGGTGGCGGTACGCAATAACTTGTTAACAGCTTTCAACTATGTAACGCCGGAACTAAAAGTAACGGGTGAGACGCTGATCAGCGACCCACTTAACCCAAAATGGGTCAGGTTTATACATTACCTGGTGGAGCTGGTGGGCGGTGAATTTTACTTTAATGTAAAAGAGATCAGCATTGGCGAAGGCTTAACAATACACCAATTACATTCTATCACCGATTCAATATAATTGTCAGAAATGACAATAAACGCGCAGATATGCCAACCAAACCGCCGGATTTTTTAAAAAACATCCTCCACTCCTTGTCACGCTTGGAGGACGAAATACTGGACACCATTGTAGCAGTGGAAGCCGAAAATATGTGGGCAGAGAACTTCCGCATGGAAGGTTTTACTGATCTGGTATTTACCGCCTGGCAGCCGCGCAAAAAGCCCGAAACGCCACAACGCGCTTTGCTGGTCAAAACCAGCACATTGAAAGGACACGCCCTCAAAGGTCGGAAAGTAGGCGATCACATTGATTTTGTTTTTCCCCTGGAGTATGAAAAAGTACACAACGAAGGCTTACGCGCCGGGCGCAGCAATGGCTTCAAAATGCCAAAACGTCAATTTATTGGCGAAAGTGCCGAGCTAAACAAACGGATTCAGACCAAAGCAACTGCATTTATTAACCACCGTCTAAATAAACCTTAAAGGTATGTTTACAACTGCTTTAATCTTACTAGCGTGTTTGGTCATTTATAGCGTAGCCGATGCAGCCATTGACAAAACCATGCACCATTACAGCGTAAGTATTTTCAAAACCCTGGATGCTAAATTTTGGCAGGTGCTTTCCCCAGGCGAAAGCTGGAGGAATAAATACAAACGACGGGACCCGAAAAACGGACGCTCCTTTATTGGCTCCACCACTTGGATGGTTTGGATCACCGATGGTTTCCATTTAATGAAACAAATCCAAATTCTTTGCATTGGCGTAATGGCAGGCTTACTGGTATATCTGGATTCACCAGTCAAAGCATGGTGGGTATTTTGGGGAAGCTGGCTATTGGCGCAAGCCATCCTTAGCGTGGTATTCCACTACTTTTTTCATACCGTATTTGCTGCCAAAAACAAAGCTATCAACGCCAAAAGTCCGGTATCTGGCATCTCTTAATCTGACATCTTAAAAACATGAAAGACTTATTTCTCCACATCTCCGACCGTATCATGGCGATTGCCGGCACACCCGTTCGGATGGTGGACTTTGACCTGGGACAACTGGAGCGCGAGCCGATGCCGCCTTTGAGCTTTCCGGCTGTATTGGTAAATTTCAATGCCCCGGCGTACTTCAACCTTGGCGCGGGCGTACAGCAAGCCGAAACACTCGTCACCCTCCGTATTGCCTTCCGCGTATGGGAACGCACCCACAGCGTAACCGATACCGATTTTCGCCCCGTTGGATTAGCACATTTAGATATTTTGAAAGCAATCCACAGCGCGATCAATAACACCGAAGGGGAGTTCTTTAGCCCACTTACCCGCGTGAGCTTTGCCAATGCGCAACGCGCAGACTTACGCGTGTACACCTTTATATATAGTACGGAGTATTATGATGAGCCGATCAACCCATTTGTGCCTTGGCAGGAGATTGAAGGGCTGGGCGGTGTGGACTTTTGTGTACACCCAGAGCTGTAGCCTCCGATACTTGGGCGCGGCGGTTGTTATTACATCAATAGCAATGGAAATAAGACGTATGTAGATAGAAGTCTATGTAATTAATTACTTATCCGGCTCCACCAGCCCAGCCTGGAGTGCATACGTGCGGAAGGTGGTAAGCCTCGACCGCACACCTCTGGAAGGTTCCCCTTCCCATGCTTGAAACCAAGCATTCAACGCTGCTAATTTATTACACGCATCCCAGTGTTCAAGAAGCGAGTTAAATTTGATGGTTACGCGATCAATAACTGCGTTTACAGCATCCTGCTCTTCCACGTCCAGGCAATACAATCCATCTTCCTTATATTGAAGCCAATCACAATCAGCCTCCGGATCGCCGCCTAACATAGCTAAAGCGGTTTCCCAATTCACTATTTCGCCCAGAAACTCCGTTTTTAGTGTAATACCTTTATTAAAATGAATAACCATGATTTTACTTTTTTTTGTCGGGTACAGCCCGTTTAAAGGCTGCACCCGATACTTTTTTTGTTAAATAGTTGCTGCTAAAATACTTTGTTAGCAAAATGATGATGATGTGGTGGTAGTGGCTGCCATCTGGCTTGCACAGATTCGAGTGGTAGCCGCGTTTGCTACGCTTACCAGTGTACGGCTCTACGTAACTTACTCCTTTTGTAGGCATCGGAGCGCGAGCGGAGGAAGCCGCCACGCCTTCTATCTCTCTTGCGAAATGCACCGTGCGTAGGGCAGTACCCCTTTAAGTCCCCTTTGGGGGGATTTAGGGGGCTAAGGTGTAATTCTTCGAGCCGATGACGTGTACGTGTAGAACTTGTACGCAAAGTCGCCGATCAGTAGTGTACTCACCAATTCATAGACCTGTTCAACGCTTACCGAATCTTTAGCGGTTATGCGCAATTGTCCTCCCATCGGAGCCACTCGGTAGTAATAGTCTGCTTTTGCCAGTGTTTTCTGCACTTGCTTTGCCGTAATACCGAGCGGTCCGATCAGTTCCAAATCAAAGCCTTTCTCGGCACTCCACAGCCGGATGGCTTTAAAGCTCGCCGGTTCTTGTTCGCTTCCTTTTGTCAGCACGTCCATGTACTCCCATTCGTTCGTGTACGTCGCTTTGTAGGTACTGTTTTGGGCGTAAACGCCCAGGGCTGCACATAGCAGCAGCCCAATTAAAGTCGTCAAGCTTCGCATAATATGAAATGATTTAAAGTGTGATAGTTGCTTTGGAAAAAGGAGGCGCGTAAGGTAGCGCCTCCGCAATAATCAAAAAATAACAGGACAATATCTTTACTTGCGGATTAGTTTTAACGCCTCTTCTTTGGCAATTATCAGTGCTTCTGCTGTCAAGATTAAAAATAGATCGCCATGTGTAGCATCCTTTATTGGTTCTTTTACGATTGGGAAGCCCATTGTTTTAGTCAACTTAAACAACTCGAAAAAATCTTGAACAAGCGCTTTGCAGGTAAAAAAAAAGATCATCATTAGTGGACACCCCAAGCGGAATACATTCCTCGGTATTGTCTTCATTCATTGCGATGGCAATCTTGTCGCCGGTCTTCAAGTTCATTAACTTCACGGCTTGATTATTGAATCGTATCTGATTGGTTTTGAAACCAAAAGAGATTCGAGGTTTAGTAAACCGGTTTTGCGCGTTTTGATCGTACAGTTTCAGTTTCATAGATGCTATTTTTTAAGGATTAAAATTTGTTTAAAAAATCCTACGGCACGGCTATCCAATGCCGTAGGTTACTAATTAATAACACCCCATAACACCTTGCATTAGCAAGATTCGATGCCAGGACGCGAGTCGAACGCGCACACTCAAGGGTATGAACCTTGCACCGTTAGGCTTTACCTGGCAACCGCTCCAAGAAGGACGGCAAATGCTACTCCGTAGCTAAAATCTCAAGTATCCTAAGAACCGAAACACGGTTGTTCCGATCAGTGCCAGCGCCGCCAGCAAAAACCACCAAAACCATTTATCTGCACGTTTAGCTTGAGCTTTATAGGCTTCCGCTTTTCCTTTCCACCCTGCGCTGATTTGGTTACATTCTTTCAACTCATCTTTTAAAATTTCCTCTATGGCGGTGTAGCGCAGCCAATTAGTCGTATCGGCTTTGGGTATTTCGATCACCATCGTGCGAGCTGGTACGAGTACGACCTTTTGCACCGGCACCAAGCGAATCGTATCGCTGGGTGGGCATTCTACTGTATCATACACGATCAGCTCCAGTGGTGGAATATCCAGCGTGTCCCGGATGGTATCGCGGTGGATCACTACCGAGTCACGTACCGGATACTGCTCTATAGCAGCTTGCTGGAGCTTCTTTTT